TTCCAGTTCGCGCCCGAGCGGCCCGACCCGAAGCAGCGCCTTGAGGCCATCGCGCAGTTCGTGCAGTTGGGCGGCACGGTGTCCGAGGCCGAGGTCCGCGACCTGCTTGGCCTGTCGCAGCCCGCCGAGGGCGAGCGCGTGCTAGGCGCGGCGCAGCCCGGTGGCGCGTCCGATGCGCTCGCCAACCTCCTGTCCGGCGGTTCGCAGCCCGCGGAGGGGGTCGCGCCCGAACCCGGCGCACCCGCGCAGTTCCGGCGCAGGTCGCTTGCGTGAAGCCCCCGGTCGATCCCGCATCGTTCCCGGCGCTCTACAAGCACAGCCAACAGGCGTACCGGGATGCCATCGCCGCGCAGATACGGGGCGACAACCCCACCGAGGCGTGGGACGAGTGGGAGGCCGACACCGCGGCCATGCTTATCGCGGCGTGGGTATCCGGCGCTCTCGTGACCCTCGACACGGCCAAGGTCAGGCCCGCCGCCTTGCAGGTGTTCCCCACGCAGTTCGACCGCGGCGACATCGACGCGGTGACGCTGCGGTTCCAACCCGGCCCCGCCCGGGAGGTCATCAAGCGGTTCCGGGGACTCCTCCCCATGACCCGGGACCGATGGGAGGCGCTGATCGCCAACGCCTTTGAGGCGGCGGGCGAACTCCGCGACACGGAGGCCGCGGACGCGCTCGACCGCATCCTAGAGCGCAGCCCCCGGCTCGCCGCCGTGGTCCGGGGACAGGCAGACGCGCCCCCGCCGCAGGACGAGCGGCTACCGGAGGAGGTGCGGAAGCGCCGCACCCCGGCGGTACAGGCCGTGGCGCAGGGCGCGTTCTTCGTCACCGGGATGTCGCAGGAACAGGTCGAGGCCACCCGCGACCTCGTGGCGCAAGCCGTCCGCGGGGAGGTCACGCGGAGCGTGGCCGGGAAGCGTTTGGAGGAACTGGGGGTCGGGGACTTCGTGGAACAGGCCACGCTTGACACCGGGACCGACCTGACCGCGGCCCGCCTTGAGACGGTCTACCGGACGAACATCAACCGGGCGCAGTCGCAGGGGCGGTTGGACATCGTGCGCGACCCGACCGTGCAGCGGTTCGTCCCGCTCATGCGGTTCAACGCGACGAAGGACCGACGCACCCGGGAGACGCACAAGGCGATGGATGGATTCATCGCCACGGTCGCGCAGATCGACGGGTGGGGAATCCCGACTCCGCTTGGGTTCAACTGCCGTTGCTCGTGGTCGCCCGTCTCCATCGCCACCGCGGTGACGAACGGATGGTGCGACGATGACGGACAACCGGACTACGAGGCGATCAAGCGGCACAACGGTGCGCGGCAGAGAATGATTGACAAAGGGCTTGTGCCGGATAGCGGCTTCATTTCCGGCTGATACGATCAACGCATGGCTGAAGCACGGCTTGCAACTCCCGTCCGGTCCTACACGCGGCTGAATCTCAGCGCCGTGACTTCGTTCTCCACGCTTGCGCCGACCCTCACGAAGCCGACTGCCGGGATCATCTACGACTCGACCTCATCGGTCGCAACCGAGTTCGTACCGAACCCGTCCCTCGTGACGGTTCTTCCGTGGTCGAGTGTCGGAAATGCAACTGGTCCGGCGATCCGCGTCTGGGGATGGACTGCGTACACGCAGACGAGCGGTGCGCTCGCATGGTTCCCGCGTCTTCTCCTCGACGCAACGCTCGCGTATCCGTCAGGATCGCCAAACATCGTGGTGGATGGCGCGGCCATCTATCACTTCGGCACGATCACCGCGGCTGCGAGCATCACGCCCACGCCCGTCGTGTTCAGCCCCGGAGTCTCCACGCTCGCGGCGGCGCAAGCGACATTCGATCCGCTTGGGTCGCAGATGGTGACGGTGCAGATGGTCAGCAACACCTTAAACCAGTTCTGCGGAGTGTTCTGGGCGACCGTATGATTCCCGCTCGCTCGCGCATCGCCAAGATGAAGTCGCGCCCGTACACGGTCGCGAAGTTGGTGCCGACCATTGACGATGGCGGCGGGCCGATCACCGATGTGACTCCGAACGCGGTGAACTGGGCCAATGTCGGATACAATGTCATGTTCGGGGAGTTCATCTACAGCGCAGCGGCAGGTGTCCGGCATCAACCAGACGATCACCCTGCGACTGACCTTCACGGGCGGCGGCATGTTCTACATGGCGGGGCCGACCGACGCGCTTGGCATGGGAACAGGCGATGTCTCGTCTATGGACGATCCGATTGCGCTTGGCATGACGGGCATTGTGACGAACGGCACATTCACCGTGCAGAACAACTGGTATGTGGCGTTCGGGAACAGCGGCTACCCGTCCACCTTCACCGTGACCGTGGTCAACACCTCGAACGGGAACGCCACGCTCGACACCTTCAGCAATGTGTACACGGCGGTCCCATGACGAACCCATCCCACCGAATCACGGACAACGGCGACAAGGTTGTGATCCACGACCTTGAGGTGTTCTGCGCGTACGACCCGGACATCGACGGCGACCACGACGAGGAACTGCGCAAGTTCGACAATGACCGCGTTCGCGACATCGTGGAGTCAACCGCCCGCTACATGAACAAGGGTTCGTTCCCCCGGCTCGTGGTCATGCACGAGAAGGACGGCAACGAGCCGAAGTCGAGCGTCGGGCGCTTCACGAAGATCGGCTATCAGGAGCGCGGCGGCGTGGGCTACATCGTGGGCGACTGCGAGGTGGAGCGCGGCGTGTTCGACAGGCTCCTCGCCACGAACGCATTCCCGCGCCGCAGCGCGGAAATCTGGCAGGAGCAGAACCACCTGTCCGAGGTCGCGCTGCTTGGCCGCGAGACTCCGCGAAGGCCGCTCCCCGACACGCACTTCACCCGCAAGGGCGAGAGAATCGTTTTCAGCAGGAACATCCGCTTCGACATGGGAACGGTCGGCGGCGGTCTTTCGGCGTTCGTTCCCGGTACGAAGGACACCAACATGGCAGCAGACGAAGAACTCCGTAAGGAACTCGCCTCGCTCAAGGCCGAGATGGCTGCGCTCAAGGCGCAGTACGCCGAGCGCGAGGGAGACAAGGAGGAGATGGCCGCGGACGACATGCTCGTGCAGCAGTTCGCGGAGGACGATGAGGACGGCGCGGAGGTCCACATCGACATCGACTCGCACGAGGGCGCTCCCGACGAGATCGAAGTCGAGGAGGACGAGGAGGACGCGGTGTTCCCGGCTTCGCGTCCGGGCCGCGCCGATGTGTTCGCGCTTCGCCGCGAGAACGCACGCATGGCCCGCGAGGTCGCGGAGATGAAGGCCGAACTTCAGGCCGAGAAGTTCAGCCGCGAACTCGACGCGATGGAGTCGGACGGCTACCGCATCCCCGCGGCACGCCGCCCCCGGCTCATCGCGGAACTCGCCGCGAGCAACGATCCGACCGACCTCATCGACACTTGGCGCGACCTGTTCGCCCGCGACCCGATGGGCGTGCGGATCGACATGGGCCGCGCATCCCTCCCCGGCAAGTCAGACATCGACCGCTCCGAAGTGGCCGACCTCGTGAAGCAGTTCGCGGGCAAGCCCGAGGAGTTCGCAAAGGCAATCCACTCCCGCATCAAGCGGTAAACGAAAGGCAGGACTCACATGGCAGACATGGGCTTCATCCCAAACCTTCAGTCGGGCGGGACGATCAATCCGTTCCGCTTCGTCAACATTTCCGCGGCGTTCACCGGAATCGCAGCAACCGCGGGAACGGAGATTCCGGTCGGCGTGACCGATGGCTCCGTCTACCAGTTCGACAAGTCCGCGCACGCGGTCAGCGGCACCCCGATCACGCTTCAGCCGTCCAACACCGTGCAGGTCGAGGTCGGAACGGGCGGCGTGTCCGCGGGCGACTTCCTCATGCCCGGTACGGGCGGCACCGCTGTGACTCTTGCCACAGCGGGCAACTACGGAACCTATGTGGCGCTTGAGGCGGGCGCTGCGGGTGAGATCATCCGCGCCTTCCGCACCGGGACCAAGAAGGCCTAACCACCTCCAACCTCGCTAGAAAGGCAGAACAGACATGGCATTCACCGTTGTGGGTGGAGGCAACTCGCCCTACATCCCGTCCACGAACGACCTCGCATCCGGCGCGTTGCAGGTCGAGTTCACGCGCAGCGTGAACACCTTCCCGATCACGCGCTACGCCACCCTCGTCCCCGTCACCAAGATGTCGGGCTACTACCTCCGTCAGGATGTCACCGACAATGTTCGCGTGACCGACCAGAAGGAGTTCCTGTGGCCGCTTGGCAACGACCGACCCGCGGGCAAGCAGAACGCCTTCGACTTCATCCAGTACACGACGAAGCGTTACGCCTTCCCGTTCTACATCCCGCAGGAGTCCGCGAATCAGGCGGCTTGGGATACGGTCGCGCAGCACGCCCGCAGCAAGGCGCAGTTGGCGATGACCCGCCGCAGCATGGAGGCCGCTACCGCGCTCGCCACGACTGCGAACTGGGGCAACAACTATGTCTCCGCTCCGAATGTCACCGCGCAGGGGTGGACTTCGGTCGGTGGCCTGTGGAGCGCCGCGACCCCGGACAACAACTACATCCAGAAGACCATTCAGCAGGTCATGCAGTTGGTCGGCTACAGCAGCGGTGGCGCTGTCAGCCCGAACCAACTCATCATGGTCATCTCCCCGAAGATTGCGCAGATCGTGGCGCAGTCGCGTGAGGTCCGCGAGTATGTGAAGTTCATGGCGCAGTCGGTTTCGTTCCTTCAGGGCAGCGATACCTTCTCGCGTTGGGGACTCCCGCCGACCCTGTTCGGCCTCGCGGATGTCGTGGTCGATGATTCCGTCAAGGCGACGAGCAAGAAGGGCGCGACCGATGCCTTCTCGTATGTCCTTGGCGACGGCGCGTACTTCGTGTCGCGTCCGGGTGGCCTCGTCGGCACGGAGGGCGCGAACTCGTTCAGCACCCTCCAGATTTTCGCCTACGAGGACATGACGGTCGAGCAGTTCAACGATCCGATGAACCGCCGGATCGAAGGCCGCGTCATCGACAACAGCGT